TGTCTTTCGTAGTGAGAGTACAACATTGCGACAATCCAGAGAGCGATACCGATGAGTGAGATGAAAGCACCAAGTAAAGTATCGTGCAGAGTGAGCGGTGCTTGTTCGATGTATCCGACACCGCTTAGCACCATGAAAAGGCCAGTAAAAACTAATGATCCAATAAGCATAATTGACTCCTGATTGAAAAGAGAAACCCCGCCGAAGCGGGGTGTCCAAGGCCTTGGGTTTTGGTTAGATGGACGAGATGTCCACTTTCCAAGTGTCAACTAAAAGATCGCGTGTCGCTTTGAGAGACGCTCGCGCATTGGCTGAGCGTACCTCGTTGCGAGCTATCCGCTTGTAGATCGTTAAGTAGATCTCTGGCAGATACTCATCAAGTGGCGCTTCAGGAGTACCAGTTTTGGTATCTTCCTCTTTGAAACCCGCCTTGATGGCCGCGATGTCCCGAACCCGTGACCATTGTGTCCGCGCCGCACCATGTGCCCGCTTGTACTCGATGGATTCAGGTTCCAACCCCTCGACGCAGGAAGCGTAGAAAGCGTCACGCTCACCATTTACTTCCTTTGCGAAGTCGTTAACGTCTTTGCCGCCCACTTCAAACCACATCATTTTGGTTTCGGTGTTTGGCTTTGACCAACGCTCGTTGAGTGCTACCGCATACGAAGACTGTAGTCCGTATCCGCGGCGAGTAGCTTCACCAAGTGCATTACGCGCTTGAACCCAAACCGGTGTTTCAGTTGCACCGGCAACAACCTTAGCTGTGTTAGACATAGCTAGACTCCTTAATAGATTGTGAAAGAACAAATGTCCAAGGCCGTTGGACGCTTTCATTATATCGACGTAGCTGTAAGACAGCGTTGGTCTTGTTAACAATAACGTTGTTACAATGTAACAACCCTGCAGGCCTTATGGGGCGGGGGTTTCACGATGTCCAGCCCTACCCCTACCCTACCCCCTACCCCCCTAAATATTATCTAGTTACATCAGTCCCCCCTTTACTTGGTAATATGCACATTAGATGACCAATTTTGACAAAGCCTTCCCCTCCCTTAGACATTGTCCAAAAGACCCCCACCCCCTTCTATTCTGCGCCCACTTGCCACGCACTCTGTCTGAGGAAGTACCCCCCTACCTAAAAAAATAGAGTCCCGTTTCCTTGGTATATTTGTATTTCTTGCAAATACTCTGTTAGAGTCACGCCAACTGAGGCCACAAACCGCCGTACAGACATATGCCAGCTAAAATAGAACCTACGAAAGACAAGCCGATTCCGTACGATACGTCGGATGACACTGTGCCGACCCTGCTTGAAGAGCTGGCCGTTGCTGGAAACACCGCTGAATTAAAAGCCGAACTTGGTGCACCCCTTGAGGTGACTGAAGCCGATGCCGAGCGTGAGAAGAAACTGCTTGAAGCCGTCGTCAAAGATAAAAGCACCAAGAACCTGACAAACCAAAACACCGCATTTGCTGCCGCAGCTTTCCTGAGAACCTATGGAAGCTCGCTGGCGTTAGACGTTGCGTCTGCTAGATCAGCCATTACGAACAAGTTGATGGAGATCGCAAACTGCGGAGACACAAGATACGAGCTAAAGGCTCTGGAGTTNCTGGGCAAGCATAGTGACATTGGTCTNTTCACCGAGCGTAGTGAAGTGACCATCAACTATAAGAACCCAGAGGACTTNGANAATGCGATCAAGGAGCGTGTTAAACGCCTGTTGAACGCAGATGTGATCGATGTGACCCCGTTGGGGATGGACTTGGATGAGGAGTTGGGGGTGTATACCGAAGAACACCCTCCACTGGAAGGGTTAGCAGCGGAACTAGAGAATGGCAGCCAAAGCGAGTGATATCTTAGAAAATATATCGCTGAAGGATATTCCGAATATTCTGCCCGCGCTGTCGCCCGGGGAGCAGGAGAAGCTGTTAGCTGAGCTAGAGCACCTGCAGTCGCTCAAAACCAGAAAGTTAGCGCAAGAGAGGTTCCTTGCGTTTGTGAAAGAAGCGTGGCCGACGTTCATCGCAGGGCGTCACCATGCAAAGATGGCCGAAGCGTTCGAGCGCGTAGCACGCGGAGAATGCAAGCGGTTGATAATTAACATGCCTCCACGGCATACAAAGTCAGAGTTCGCCTCCTATCTTCTGCCCGCTTGGTTTTTGGGTAAGTTTCCACAAGAAGATTATTCAGACCTCGCACACAGCCGAGCTTGCGGTCGGGTTCGGTCGTAAAGTGCGTAACTTGGTCGATCAGGAGGTCTACACCAAAATATTTCCCGGTGTAGGGTTGCAGCAAGACTCCAAAGCAGCCGGACGATGGGCTACCAACAAGGGTGGCGACTACTTCGCCATCGGTGTCGGCGGTGCGGTGACTGGTAAGGGTGCAGATCTGTTGATTATTGACGATCCTCACTCGGAGCAGGAAGCCGCATTGGCTGAAGTGAACCCGGAAATCTACGATAAGACCTACGAGTGGTACACATCTGGTCCTCGTCAGCGTCTCCAGCCGGGTGGAGCCATCGTTGTGGTCATGACACGGTGGTCCAAGAAGGACTTGACGGCTCGTGTGCTCAAGGCAGAGGCCGAAAGGGGCGGTGATGACTGGGAAGTGATCGAGTTTCCGGCGATTTTGCCCTCTGAACAGCCGCTGTGGCCAGAGTTTTGGTCCGAAACGGAGTTAAAAGCCCTCCGAGAGGAGCTACCCTTTCCAAAATGGATGGCTCAGTACCAGCAGAACCCGACATCTGACTCAACGGCGATCATTAAGCGTGATTGGTGGCAGATTTGGGACTCTGACAGCCCTCCACCCTGTGATTTTGTGCTGATGGCATGGGATACGGCCTTTGAAAAGTCAAATCGTGCTGACTATTCGGCGTTAACCACGTGGGGTGTGTTCTATCAGGACGACGACACGGGTGTGGCACAGGCAAATATCATTTTATTGAACGCGTTCAGAGAGCGGATGGAGTTTCCGAGGCTGAAACAGGTCGCTCTGGAGCAATATAACGACTGGGAGCCGGACTCGATCATCATCGAGAAGAAGGCTTCTGGTGCGCCACTCATCTATGAGATGCGGGCGATGGGTATCCCAGTGCAGGAGTTCACTCCTACAAAAGGGAACGACAAGATTACCCGACTAAATGCGGTTGCGGACATTTTTGCCAGTGGCAGAGTATGGGCACCCAACACACACTGGGCTGAGGAAGTCATTGAAGAAGTTGCAAGTTTTCCTTCGGGAGATCACGATGACTACGTTGACTCTACGTCGCTAGCCCTAATGCGGTTCCGGAAAGGTGGGTATATTCGGACACTGCTAGACGAAGAAGACGAACTACCCGCATTTAGACGACCGCAAGCAGCGTATTATTGAGGATTGAGCAATGGCAATTGACAAGGCAGTGAACCAAGCCCCTATGGGGATTGATGAAATGATGGCGCAGGCCGCCAACATGGAGCCAGATATTGAGATCGAAATTGAAGACCCAGAAGAAGTTACCATCAACGTCGGAGGAATGGAGATTGTTCTCGACCCGGACGATATGTCCGACGACGAAGACTTCGGGGCCAACCTCGCCGAGGAGATGGACGAGGAACAACTCGCCACACTCGTTGGTGAACTGGTTGAAGACTTTGAAGAAGACGCTAACTCGCGTCGTGACTGGATGCAGACTTATGTAGACGGCCTTGAGCTGCTGGGCATGAAGATCGAAGATCGTACAGAACCGTGGCCCGGTGCTTGTGGTGTTTACCACCCCCTCCTGTCTGAAGCTCTTGTTAAGTTTCAGTCTGAAACGATGATGGAAACCTTCCCGGCACAGGGGCCGGTCAAGACGAAAGTCATTGGTAAGGAAACCCCAGAGAAGTTGGAAGTCTCTCGGCGCGTCAAGGATGACATGAATTATCAACTAACAGAGAGGATGGTTGAGTATCGTCCAGAGCATGAGCGCATGCTGTGGGGTCTCGGTCTCTCTGGTAACGCCTTCAAGAAGGTGTATTTCGATCCGGGTATGCAACGTCAGGTTGCTATTTATATACCTGCCGAAGATGTAGTAGTGCCCTACGGCGCGTCTAATATCGAGACGGCTGAGCGTGTCACTCATGTCATGCGGAAAACCGCTAATGAAATCAAGAAGTTACAGGTTGCTGGCTTTTACCGTGACGTAGAGCTGGAAGAACCGGGCGATACATTAGATGATATCGAGAAGTCGATTGCAGAGAAGATGGGCTTCAGTGCGACTTCTGATGACCGTCATAAAATTCTCGAAATGCACGTTGACCTCGATCTGCCGGGTTACGAGGATGAGGATGAAGACGGGAATCCTACAGGTATTGCGTTACCGTACGTGGTTACTATTGAGAAGAACTCGGAAGAGATTCTTGCGATTCGTCGCAACTGGAACCAAGACGATAAAGCACAGCAGAAGCGCAACCATTTTGTTCATTATAGTTATGTACCCGGTTTTGGCTTCTATGCTTTCGGTCTTATTCATCTTGTTGGTGCTTTCGCTAAGTCAGGTACGTCCATCATCCGACAGCTCGTTGATGCGGGCACCCTCTCCAACCTACCCGGAGGGTTCAAAACCAAAGGACTACGGGTCAAGGGAGACGACACGCCCATATCCCCAGCGGAGTTTCGTGATGTAGACGTTGCCTCGGGCACAATCCGCGACAACATCATGACGCTACCTTATAAGGAGCCTTCACAGGTTCTGGCCAGCTTGCTAGGTACAATCGTTGAAGAAGGTCGCCGGTTCGCTTCCGCGGCGGATATGAAGATCTCTGACATGTCAGGGCAGGCGCCTGTTGGTACCACTTTGGCAATCTTGGAGCGTACGCTCAAGATCATGTCTGCCGTTCAGGCACGCATCCACTACTCAATGAAACAGGAGCTTAAACTCCTGAAGGGCATCATCCGTGACTATGCAGATGATGAATATAGCTATGAGCCTAGCACTGGCGAGCCTATGGACCGTGGCCGTGACTACGATCAGGTCGAAGTTATCCCTGTTTCTGACCCGAACGCGGCGACAATGGCGCAAAAGGTCGTTCAGTACCAAGCAGTGTTGCAAATGGCGCAGTCTGCACCCCAGCTTTATGACATGCCGTACTTACACCGGCAGATGTTAGAAGTTTTAGGAATAAAGAACGCTGAAAAACTGGTTCCAATGGAAGATGACCAGAAGCCGACCGATCCTGTCACAGAAAATATGAATCTACTGCAAGGTAAGCCGGTTAAGGCGTTCTTGTATCAGGATCACGAGGCGCATATTGCTGTCCACATGGCCGCAGCCCAAGATCCGAAGATGATGGGTATGTTGCAGCAAAGCCCGATGGCCAAAACCATTGGCGCGGCTTTCCAAGAGCATTTGGCAGAGCATTTGGCGATGGCGTATCGCAAGCAGATCGAAGACGCTGCTGGCGTTCCTTACCCAACACCAGACGACAAGATGGACGAAGCGACAGAGCTGGAGATCTCTCGTTTGGCGGCTGCCGCAGCACAACAGGTGCTCGGTCAGAACCAAGCGGAACAGGCTCAGAAGCAGGCTCAACAAGCCCAGCAAGATCCGATTGTCCAAATGCAGCAAGCCGAACTGCAGATCAAGCAGGCAGAGGCTCANCTCAAAGCCCAGAAGATGCAGGTCGAAGCCGCCGAAAAGGCCGACCGGTTGGAGCTGGAAAGAGAACGTATCGCATCGCAAGAGCGCGTTGCAGGTATGCAAGTCGGGAGCGAAAATCGCTTCCGAAAAAGGCAAGTTATCTGCTCAACAGCAGAAAGATGGGTTGGAGATGGGTATCGAAATTGCCCGTGAAGCAGCCCAAGAAGACCGCGCTATGCGGCAACAACAAACTCAGCAACCTCAAGGTGAAGAATGAGTACAGACCTACTGAAGTACCTCGCTGACAAAATCAACGAGGAGAGAGAAGTTATTGTGGAAGATCTTGCAGCCGGTAAGGCTCCCGATCATGCCCAATATAAGCACGCCACTGGCGTAATTCGCGGTCTTATGATCGCAAACAACATCGTGCGAGAAACAGCACAACGTATGGAGAACCAAGACGATGACTGAAATCCTAGTCGGCACAAACCCCGATAACCCGGATGAAGCAACAGAGCTGCCGGATACGGCGGAAAAGAAGGCAAAACAACTGCCAGATCCTTCTGGGTACCGCATCTTATGTGCGATTCCAGAGCAGGAAACTACGTTTGGCGACAGTGGCTTAATTAAGTCCGCTGAGACCCTACACAACGAGGAGCTACTCACTACTACCTTATTTGTAATGAAGCTCGGTCCTGATTGTTATAAGGACGAAACACGGTTCCCATCGGGGGCTTGGTGTGCAGAGGGGGACTTTATTCTTGTCCGTCCACACGCCGGTACACGTGTGAAGATCCACGGTCGTGAGTTCCGAATCATTAACGATGATGCGGTCGAAGCGGTGGTTGAAGATCCACGTGGAATATCCAGAGCCTAAAGGAGGCACAAATGAACGCAGAAGCACAGAAAGCCGATACCGAAGAAGAGTTCGATTTTGAGATCGAAGAGGAGCAGGAGGTCGCTGAACAGGAACAACCTGAGAAGGACGAGCCTGAGTTAGAGATTGAAGATGACACACCGGAAGATGACCGTGGCCATTCGCCAATGCCCAAGGAGATTGTCGAAGAGCTTGAAGCAGACGAGCTGGAGGACTACTCCGACAAGGTGAAGCAGCGCCTGAAGCAGATGAAGAAGGTGTGGCATGACGAGCGCCGTGAGAAAGAGAAGGCGTTTCGTGAGCAGCAGGAGGCTATCCGGCTAGCTCAAAAGGCTATGGAGGAGAACAAGCGCCTCAAAGCCAGTTTATCGCAGGGCGAGGAGACGCTAGCAAGTACGTACAAGCAAGCGGCTGAACTCGAAATGAAGAACGCTGAGCGTGCTTATAAAGAAGCACATGAGCTTGGCGATACTGACCAGATGTTAGACGCACAGCGACAGCTCACTGCGGCTAGTTATAAACTTCAACAAGCTCAGACATTTAAACCAAGTTCTTTACAACAGAGTGAGGTTGATGTACAAACTGAAACAAATGAAGTTCAGGTACCT